CACTGGCATGGTGTGGCTCTCTCAGAAGAAGAGGCCTCAAGGCAGGCTATGGAGGCACGTGATGCGAAAGGACGACGGGGGAACAAACTCATACTAGCCCAACGCCGTGCCGCTAGAGCGCGACAATCTCAATCCCTGAAGGGACATTTGCTGTCTTTGCGAGATTCCGACCCTCAAACCTTCCAGGATACTCTGCAGTTTTTATTCCAGAGGGGGTCGGATGGCATTAGTATCTGGAACATTCTCTCATCTTTGGTTGCTACTAGTAAAACTAAGTTTGGCAAGCCCGCTTTCCCTGAGGCTCACCACATTCTCACTGAGAAAGATAGGGGAGGCATTGACAGGTTGAGTAGTTTCTTGACATCAGAAAGTCGCTCTCTCCCTCTAGGGCATACTTATGATTATGACAGTGGGCAACATAGCAAGCGAAAAATCGGGTATAGTGAGGGTGTACCATATCGACATATGAAAATGCCTGGGGTTTTCCAGGATGGCTCTCTCTTGCGCCTTCTTGGTGGTAAAGGGGGTGTCTCAATCCACCCATCGTGGGGAGGCGGAGATGAAGAGTGGCAGGAAATCACAGGAGAGGGGAAGATGGGGGACACCGTGCGTTCCCCTAAAGAAAGAGAGATTTCATTCATGCGTCTCCACCCTGATACTATCAACCATATTGGTAGTGCCTCTGTAGTTGATGGTGCTCAGTTAGATTACAGAGAAGAGGGGAACCCTCAAGATATAGACCCCAATACGGCAGACATGGACACCATCAAATCACTGGATGTCCTAACTGATATTGACTTGCTTTACAAAGGGGACGACTCAAACAAAGGCAGACCTATCCCTGTCAAAGCCATGCATCGTATTTTCACTGTTGGTGATTTATCGCACCTGCGAGGATTCTCAGAGGATTGGGTGGTTTCATTATGGGCTTCAGGGGAGCGAGTGATAATTGACAAAAAGAAAACTCGCTTGACTTGCTACAACCAAGCGCATGATTCTGTCATCTTACCTAAGAAGGTCCAAGAAGGCATACGTGCTGCTCACAAGGCTAATTTCATCGTGGATGCAATATGGGATGGGGAGAATGTCTTCTTTGTGGATATCGTGCATTGTGGTGATGAGAAGATGGAGAACATGCCCACCAAAGATAGAATCAGGCACCTACGAGCAGAGTTTTCTGCAACCGAAGAGGTGTCTATTCCTGCCCCGTTCAATACCAAGAGGGTGGATAGCGAAGGGTTGGAGCGCGCTGTGAAAGACTTACTCAAGGAGAAAGGTGTGAAACAAGTCATGCTAAGAGATGCTGAATCCACTTATATGCGTGGGGAGAGCAGACACCCGAAATGGGTAATGCTCACACCTCAAAAGCAGTTAGATGTCCGTATTGTGGATAGTGAGAATGACAAGCATCTCATGGGTATCGGTCCGTTGATGGACGACGATGCGTCTTCGCTAGGCAATAGGGCGGCATCCTATGACGGTGATTACTACATGGATGTGGGTTATATCACTAGGAAGGGTTTAGAGAAAGGTGATTACATCACTGTCAGGACTCCCAAGGTAACCAGTCTGAACAGAGGGGGTTTCAAAGTCTACAAACTAACAGGTGCTCGATATGTAAAGGACGCTGAGTCTGCGGGTACTGATAGCATAGAGACTCTAGAGATACTGTCTGGGGAGCATAACATGAACGTGCCTCACCATGTCCGTATTAAGAAGACAGCCATACATCTTGAGTTCCCCCATGGCCATGTCATCTATGACACAGAAGTGCATGGCCACGGTTTCATTGTCAAATCCGTGGATAGTCCTAGTGATTACCTGAGACAACTTGCTGAGACCCAGGAAGAATACTGGCACCCTCTAGCAGCAGTTTTGCTTCGTGCAGACATAGAAGCGAAGAAGAGTCGCAAGGCTGCAGTGGTACCAGAGCCGCCTGCTAATCATGAGGAGGTGAAACCCAAGAAGGTACTCAAGCCAAAGGAGAGAATCCTCAAAGACCCAGTACTCACAAAGCAAGTGGTAACGGCATTGGAGATGGTAGAAGGTCTACTCAAGGAGAAAATCACTTTCACTGGACCCAAGGGGTTGGGGATGGACTACGCGTCAGAGCCGGGCTCATCACCAACAGGTCCTACTACCCTGACAGAACCCAAGAACCTACCTGACCATGACCCTGGGCATCGGCAAGAAAAGGACGGTGTTTGTTGGTGCGGGGCACAAATTGGGCAGGAGTGTGAACAGGGTCTTGCGACTAAGATGGAAGACTGCCCGAAGTTTTCTCCTCCCCCGCAAGAAAGAGATGATAAACACGTAAAAATCCCCATTTCAGGGTAGGGATTTAAGTAGCATAAGTTATTGTTTGCAACTCAATGCTCATGATGGAGGCTCCTGTAGAGGACCCAATTCTCCTGAAATCCAGGTCTAGTGATTTGGTCGTTGCGGGCTATGCCTCAGTCGAGATGGTGGACAAGCAAGGAGACTTGATTACCAAGAATGCTTTGAAGGATGCCTTCGGCAAGTTCATGAAATCTCCTGGTTTCAGGAACGTCCAACTAGCCCACTCTAATATACAAGTAGGGGAGGTTATCCCCCAGTACGAAGATACATCTGGTAGGATGTGGAAGTCAGAGGTAGATGAGACTGGCATGTTTGTCGTCATCAAACTACGAGATGACATTGAGAAGGCCCGAGAAGTGGCAGCAGAAATTCGCAAGGGGAACCTAAAGTCGTTCTCCATCGGTGGACAGGCTTTCGAGCGTGTCAATAAGCACGATGGCACCAGAGGTGACTATCGTGAGATAAGCCGCATGGAGTTGCATGAGGTGACCATTTGCGAAAAGGGCATCAATCCCGAGGCCCAGTTCAGAATCCTAAAGGAGGATACTACAACAACAAATAAAGGTGATAAAATGACTGAAAATGAAAGTGAAACAATGAATGAGTTGCAGAACGTGCTAGAGCGTCTCTCCAAGCGACTCGATGACGCTGACGAGGCGAATGAGGCTGCACTGAAAGCAGCCGAAGCAGCCGAGAAGAGCGAAGACGAGAAGAAGGAGAAGGCTGAAAGCACCGAGAAAGCAAAGAAAGACGAAGACGATGAAAAGCCGGAGAAATCTGCTGATGTCGAGAAATCTGATTTGGAGGACGTGATTACCACGGACTATCTGAATTGGCTAGAGAGCACCGTGAAGTCTGCAGGGTACGACCCTGAGGCAGCAAGAGGCGCTCTTGAGACCCCTGAGGGAGTCGAGAAGGCTTACCTACAGGAAGGTGCTCATGGCTACGACCACCGTGG